AAGATATGCTAAATTATTAGGATTAAAATCAAACTTTACCGGATTTTGGTAATATGTAATAAACATACATTATGATAAAATTATTAGATTTATTAGAAAATAAAATCTTAGTTCCAAGACGCTCTAAAGAAGAATGCCAAGAGAACTATCAAATAGCTATTCAAAAGAAAATCCAACAATATATTAAGGATGGAGGAAAAGGTGATCTTGATTTAAGAAATACTCCAATTACCTCTTTACCTAATAACTTAAAAATAGGTGGAAATTTACATTTAATTAATACTCCAATTACCTCTTTACCCAACAATTTAACAGTAGGAGGAAATTTATATTTATATAAAACTCCAATTACCTCTTTACCTAATGATTTAAAAGTAGGCGGAGATTTAGATTTAAGAAACACTTCAATTACCTCTTTACCCAACAATTTAACAGTAGGAGGAAATTTATATTTATATAATACTAAAATTACCTCTTTACCTAATGATTTAAAAGTAGGCAGAGATTTAGATTTAAGAAATACTCCAATCTCCCAAAAATACACACAAGAAGAAATTAGACAGATGGTACCTGGAGTAAAAGGTAATATATATGTATAATAAAATATGAAGATATGAAACTTACACACACTAAACTTTTATTAGAAAACAAAACTTTTATTATTGAAAATGTAAAACAGGCTAAACAATATGCTGATTCTGGAAAGCTTTCTCAAGATGAATTAAAAACTTTGATAGATATAGACCCTTCACCCACCAGAAAATATGTTGGGTGGATGGCTAAACAATGGATAAACAAAAATGTAACAGATATTGATGTTTTAAGAAACACAATAGAAGAGTTTAATACTTTTTTAGAAAAAGGAAAAGCTAAAACTAAAGATATCAACCAATTCAAATCTTTTAAAGATTTAGCATCAGAAGTAGACCAAATAAACAAATCTGGGGAAGGAATATCTGTTAAAGATCTTGAATCTGATTATGATACTGTTATAGATAATTCTGATTTACTTATAATGTCTCCACATACTCATGAGGCTTCTCGTAAATTAGGATTATCATATTTTGCTTTCCGTGATTGTGGAGATGGAAAGAAAGACTCAGCATGGTGTACCACATACAAAGCCCCAGATCATTTTAATGATTACTATTATTCCCGTAATGTTACATTTTACTATATAAAAGTAAAATCCCAGAATTTAATAGATCAGCTTAAAAAAGAATTTCCTAAAAGATGGAAAAAACTAATAGTAGTTGCTTTAGTTGTTTTAGAAAATGGACAAATAGATGGATATGACGGATTAGATAAACAAATGAATAATGAAACAATTCAAAAATATACTAAAATTATAGGAATATCATGATAAAATTATTAGATTTGTTAGAAAATAAAATTTTAGTCCCACGTCGTTCTAAAGAAGAACGCCAAGAGAACTATTTAATAGCTATTCAAAAGAAAATCCAACAATATATTAAGGAGGGTTCTAAGGGGGATTTGGATTTAGCAGGGACCCCAATTCAAATATTACCTTCAAATTTAACAGAGGTAGGAGGTTCTCTTAATTTAAAAGGAACTAAAATAACCTCTTTACCTGATAATCTAACTGTAGGAGGTTCTCTTAATTTAAAAGGAACTAAAATAACCTCTTTACCTGATAATTTAAAAGTAGGAGGTAATATTAATTTATCAGAAATCCTAATAACCTCTTTACCTGATAATCTAACTGTAAGAGGTTATCTTGATTTATATAATACTCCAATTACCTCTTTACCTAATGATTTACAAGTAGACGGAACTTTATATTTAGGAAATAGTTCAATTACTTCTTTACCTAATAACTTAAAAGTAGGAGGTTCTCTTAGTTTAAATGGAACCCAAATCACCTCTTTACCTGATAACTTAAAAGTAGAAGATAATCTTTTTTTAAGGGAAACTCCAATCTCCAAAAAATACACAAAAGAGGAAATAAAAAAAATGGTACCTGGAGTAAAAGGAGAAATATACATATAATAAAATAAAGGATTTAATCCCTTATAAAAATAATAAATTATGAACACATTTGATTTAAAAAAATACTTAGCTGAAGGTAAATTATATGAAGCTGTAATGGCTTGCCCTCTTCCAACTCAAGATCTTGAGCTAAATACTCGAAATAGAGACTCAGCTATTAAAGCAGATTATATTAAATATGGTCCTTTAAATGTTGACGAACCTGGAGATTATTGGGAAGAATTAGCTGAACATTGGGATACTACAATTGAAGCAGCTAAACAATCACTTTGTGGTAATTGCGCCGCTTTTGATATCTCATCAAGAATGCAAAAATGTATGCCAGGCCCGTTATCAGATGAAGATGGAAGACTAGGATATTGTTGGATGCATAGTTTCAAGTGCCATTCAGCTCGTACTTGTAGGACATGGGCTAAAGGTGGTCCTATTGTGAAAGATACTATATCATATGAATGGCAAGAACGTAAAGGAGAATAAAACATACATATAACAAAATGAAGGATTTAAGAAAAATACAAGAGTTTTTCTCTAAACCAGTAGAGGATAAAATTGACACTATTACAATGGATGTCCCCTTATTCCTTCGTACCTTAGAGTATGCCCGAGAAGATGCTAAAGATGATATGGATTTACATGATGTTACTGAAAAAGCAATCAAGGGTACCAAAGAAAAAGGTATTTTATCTATGGCTGACTATGATGATTTAACCAAACAGAAAATAAAAGAAGCAATCCAACAAGTTATATCTGAAGAAAAAATAAAACGTGACCGTTGCCTTCGTATTGCAGACCGTAAATTTGACAAACCATCAGCTTATAAATCTGGAGCTGTGGTTAGATGTCGAAAAGGTAAAATTTGGAAAAATTTAAAAGAAGTAGGAGATGCAGGTGCAAAAGTATATCCATATTCCAAAGTAAAAGAGTTATACTGGAAAACTGAGTATGAGTTCACAACGGATTCAGGAACAGAATACATTGTCAAATTTGAAATTGGTCAATTTGAAATTGGCATTGATATGGCCGATGTAGTGTTTTTTACTAAAGATTCTTTAGATTTAGCTAGAAGAGGAGAAATACCTACAGTATTTTTATCATCTATTAATAAAGGTGAAATGTTTTCTGTGATGGCTACTATAACTCAAATTGTTAAAGAATTTCTAGATAAAAATGAAGCTATAGAACGATTAGTTATATCGCCAAGTAAAGAATCAGATGAAGATGATCGTAGATTTAAACTTTATATGGCTTATATTAACAAACAATTAGACCCCTCTAAATTTGATGTAGAAATATCAAACCGCGGTACGTATCATGATATTGAAATTACTCGTAAAAATATTAATTCTGAATATTTAAAAGAAGACGAATCTCTCCACAAATGGTTCAAACGCTCAGGTACCCCTGGTAAAGAAGGTGGTTGGGTTGATTGTAATACATGCAGAACTACAAATGGAAAAACCAAATGTAAAGCATGCGGTAGAAAAAAAGGAGAAAAACGTTCAAAATATCCTTCATGTCGTCCCACACCTGCAAAATGTAAAGACAAAGGTAAAGGAAAAACATGGGGAAAAACAAAATAAAAAATATGTTGTATAAATTGGTTGTCGGCTTAACCTTAATACTTAAAACTATGAAAAAACTATTTAGCCGTACCTCTTTAATTATGCAAATCTTTCAAGACGACAAAGGAAATTACTCCAGTAACCGTTTTGTAGGCATCATGTGTGCATTATCTTTATGTGTAACAATGTACCACAACCAATTCACCACTGAGGAATTTGCCCCCTCACCTATGTTAATTCAGGCAGTAGCTGCATTAGCATTTGGTGCTTTAGGTTTAGGTGCTGCAACTCGTATCTTTAAAAAAGATAAAAATCAAGACCAACCTCAAGATTAAACCCAAAACTAAAAATTAGTTATGTCAAGACCATATAAGGACATATTCTCATCTGAAAACAGAATCATAAGAGAATTTGGAGATGATATAGATCCTATTGAACTTATGTGGCATAGGGACCTTAAAAGTCGTATAATAACAGTGCTGGAAGGACAAGATTGGTTCTTCCAGCATGATAATTGTCTGCCTATTCGACTTGAAAAAGATACTCACATACTTATACAGGAACAAACATATCATCGTTTAATAAAAGGAAACGGAAAATTAATACTACAAATACAAGAACTATGAAACTAAACAAAAATGATTTTAAAAAAGCCATCCGTGAAGAAATTATTGAAATGCTTTCTGGTGGAGATGATTCTATGACAGACCAAATTTATGCTCTAATAAGTAGAGCTAATATGTCAGATGATGCTAAAGAGGTAATGATGAAATGGATGGAACATACTGATAATCCTCAGGCTATCATTGATTATCTTGAAGGAACAATGAATGAAGCCACTATTGAAGTAAAACCTGAAGATCTAGATAAAGTAAAATCTAAAGCTAAACCTGAAGATACTATCAGAATAGTTAAAGAAGTGGACGAAGATGAAATAGATAAAAAAGCTATAAAAGCTGCCTCTTCTGGTAAAAAGGATTCAATCATCTCATTAGCCAATCAGCTTGTTAAAGTAGCTACTGAAATGAAATCACTAGCTAAAGAATACAAATCAGCCAAAGAAGGTAAAGAAACTGAAAAAGAAAAAGAAATCTTATCTAAACTAAAAGAACTTACTGCTCAAAAGAGAAAACTTGAGGCTAAATTAAGCTAATAAAATATGCCTACTGACATAAAAGATATAATCCGGCAGGAATATGTTAAGTGCGCGGGTGATCCTGCTCACTTCATGCGAAAATATTGTTATATCCAAAACCCAACAAGAGGACGAGTTTTATTTAACTTATATCCTTTCCAAGATAAAGTTTTGAATTTATGGAAGGATAACCCATATTCCATAGTTTTAAAATCTCGTCAGTTAGGTATTTCAACATTAGTAGCAGGATATTCTTTATGGTTAATGTTATTCCATAAAGACAAAAATGTACTTTGTATAGCCACAAAACAGGAAACAGCCAAAAACATGGTTACCAAGGTAAAGTTCATGTATGAAAATTTACCATCTTGGCTTAGAATTCCAGCAGATGAAAAAAATAAACTAACACTACGTTTATCAAACGGTTCCCAAGTTAAAGCAGTTTCAGCGGCCTCTGATGCTGGTAGATCAGAAGCCGTATCTATGTTGATAATAGATGAGGCTGCCTTTATTGAGGGTATTGATGAAATATGGGCCTCAGCACAACAAACCTTAGCCACTGGTGGAGGAGCAGTTGTATTATCCACTCCTTATGGTGTTGGTAACTGGTTCCATAAAACATGGGTAAGAGCAGAAGCACAAGAAAATGACTTTTTACCTATTAAACTACCTTGGTATGTACATCCAGAACGAAATGAGGCTTGGAGAAAACGTCAAGATGAACTTTTAGGAGATCCTAAACTAGCAGCCCAAGAATGTGACTGTGACTTTAATACCTCAGGTGATATTGTATTTCATGCTGAATGGATAGATTTTATATCTCAGACCACAATCCAAGAACCTATTGAACGTAGAGGAGCTGACAAAAACTTATGGATATGGGAATCAGCTGATTACTCAAGAGATTATATGGTAATAGCTGACGTGGCTAGAGGTGATGGTAAGGACTTTTCAGGATGTCACGTCATAGATATTGAAAGTAACACCCAAGTAGCTGAATTTAGAGGACAACTACCTCCAAAAGAATATGGTTATTTTCTAACAGGTTTAGCTACAGAATACAACAATGCATTACTCATAGTTGAAAATTCAAACATTGGTTGGTCCACAATTGATGCTATCATTGAACGGGGATATAGAAACTTATATTATGCCCCTAAATCTGAGGCTCATACATATGAGTCCTATTTTAATAAATATGAATCTTCCTCAAACACAGTGCCTGGATTTAGTATGAATCTAAAAACACGTCCACTTGTGGTTAACAAGTTTAGAGAATATATTGGTGACAGATCTGTTATAATACGCTCTAAACGTTTATTAGAGGAAATGAAAGTATTTGTATGGAAAAACGGCCGCCCAGAAGCTCAAACAGGGTACAATGATGACCTTGTTATGTCTTTTGGTATAGGAATGTATTTAAGAGATACATCATTGAAATTCCAACAACAAAGTATAGACCTATCTAGAGCAGCCCTAAATAACATATCCAGCAATAGACATGGATACTCAGGTGCTTACTCAGGTAATAATAACCAAAATCCATTTAACATGAATGTAGGAGGAAGAGATGAAAGCATTCGTTGGCTTTTCTAAAATTTCTTCTTATCATATATGACATACATATAACATATGGCAGATAAAAGACTATTTCCTAGACTAAAAAGATTATTCTCTACAGACGTAGTTATACGGAATGTGGGTGGAAATCAACTCCGTGTAATGGATATAAATAAAATCCAACAGTCAGGAGAACTTGAAACAAACTCATTAGTAGACAGATTTAACAGAATCTACACTAACCAGCCTACTTCAATATACGGGCAACAATTTAACTTTAATTATCAAGTATTACGTCCAACATTATATTCTGAATATGATGCTATGGACACTGATGCTATTATAGCATCTGCTTTAGATATTATAGCAGATGAAAGTACATTAAAGAATGACTTTGGTGAAGTATTACAAATTAGAAGCTCAGACGAAAA